TTAGGATCTCTAAATTTTGTTTTACCCGATTTGTCCGTCTCTGCAATAGGTGCAGAACCAGCACCTGGAGGCTTGGCAGGACCGGTGCCGCCACCTGGAGGCTTGGCAGGACCGCCACCGCCTGGAGGCTTGGCAGGACCGGTGCCGCCACCTGGAGGCTTGGCAGGACCGCCACCGCCTGGCGGTCTTCCGCCTGGCGGTCTTAATCTTGGTGTTCTATCCAACATATTAGCTAAAACCATCGCTGCTAAAGCTGCACCTATTGCAAGTATAATATTAGAATATTCTTTTAATTTGTCGAAAAATTCTTTGACTGTATCAAAAACTGCACCAATACTATTAAATGTTTCTCTCAATTTTTCAATATCAATATTCGCTAATACGGCGGTAAGACTTGCAAAAAGTCCTGTAAATAATACACCGAGCGGGCCCATTCCTGTAGCTCGTCTGATACCAGATGATACTCTGGTTAAAGCACCGCGCACTAATTCTCGTTTACGCTCTCGCCTTTCTTCAGCAGCCCTTTGTTCATCGTTTCTTAGAGATTCGGTATCTTTTTGTTCACCTGCCATTGTTTTCTGCATTTCTACCAAAGCTTCTCTGGTAAAAGATGCGACTTTGCTTATATAAAGATATATTTCTGATCTAAATGAATTGAATGATTCTTGGGTTACATAACCTGAAGATGCTCGGCCGTCGGCTCTAGCTGGACTACCTGCTACAACCCCTCTGGTGCTAACCATTCGATAGTTTTGTTCCATATCATGAAAGCGATTGGTTCTTTCATTATATGTTATCGAGGGGCCCATCTGCTGGGCAACATCTGCTAGACTGGGCATTATGCTTCTACCCTTTCGCGGATGATTATAGGTTGAACTTGTGTTATTGTCTCAGTTGCACCCATTCCTGATGTGGGCATTGATGCAACGGCCTCAGGTGAAGTTATTGGCGCCGATTGATCTGGCGCTGGTTGACCTGGCACTGGTTGACCTGGCGCTGCTGTTGTTGGCGCTGCTGCTGCTGGTGCTGCTGCCACCATTGTTGGTGGTCTTTGTTGACCAGGAGCAAATGCAACTTGTGATCTAGCTTGTGTTGGTGATGGTTGCGGCGTAGCACCAGCAGTTTGTGTTGCCGCACCCAATCTATAATAAGATGCACCTGATGTACCATATGCATCTGCACCATCTCTACCCTGAGCGAGATTTCTTGCCCCACCGGGACCAAGTAAGTGTGCAGCAGCTAGAAAACCCGCAATTTGCTCATTTGAACTTTCAGCATTAATCACACCTAAGCGATTTAAAGCACGAAAATTCTGATTAGTATATCTAACCATTGTATCTTCTTGTAATTGTGGATTATTTAAGAAAGCTTGCTTTCCACCTTCAATCGTCCAATTTGATGGATTATCTAATTGTCTATTAGATGTAACTCCTCGTCTAACAAGACCCATATCTATTAGTGCCATATAACCAAATTGATATTTTCCAAGAAATCCTATAGTATTAACTGCTTGATAATTTGAATTACTTTCTCTTTGTCCAATTCGTTGAGCATATGCCGCATAATCTATTGGTAAGCTTGAATTTGAAGGTATAGGTGCTCCGCCGGCCGGTGCGCCTTCAGGTATTCTTTGCGATGAACCCGGTGGTGCACTAGGTGCTTGCCCAGGTACACCAGTTGGTTCTGGTTCATCACCTCGACCAAAAATATAGGCAGCAATTCCTGCGGCCGCAGTTGCACCAGCAGCCAGTAATCTAAGTCTAGGATTACGCATTATACTTGCTATACCTGCTAGTAATCCCCGTACAGCACTAGTTATTACTCTCATACCAGTTCTCAATACCGATGCAACAATTCTACCAATCATTGATGTCAAAAAAGTTAGAATTGTTTTTATGGCAGAAAATATTTTCTTCAAAACTAGTGATATTGCACGTAATATACCATCAAGAATTGAAGTGTTCTCTCTTTCTTCTGGTGCTTGTTCAGGCATATCACGAATTGGCATACCTTGTTCTCTGCGATCTTCATCAGCCGAGCGGCGTACCCGAATTAATAATTCTCTCTGTTTATTTTTTTCATTGTTTATACCACGAAGCGAGTTTATCATGCTTCTAAATGTACTAGTTACCTGAGCCACTGGTGAAGTCATACCAGATGATCGAGTCATGCTACCAGATTGCGGGGGCGTCATTATGGAAGTTACAACACTTGCGACAGCATTTACCGCTCGGTTATCCCGAGATAGGTATCTTTCTGTAGCTTCCATTAGTGATGCCATTAATTTTCTCTTTTAGCCTTTTCTTTTTCGATATAGTCTATCAACATCTTAACATATAAGTCCCTCTCCCAAGGTATCATATTTTCTATCTCAGTCAGACTATACTTGTGGTGCTGCATGAGAGAAAAATTCAATGAATAATAATTACCCAGTGTATTATGAGAGAGGGCTATCAAAAAAAATCAGCGAGTCCTTTTAATGTGATGGTATCTTCTTGGCCGCAGCCGGCGCACTTATATGTGACTGTATGTTGTAGCTTTGGCATGGTCTCAAAAAATTTCATAATTTCTATAAATTGCTTATTGCTAAGAGACCCAATGAAGTTTTTAATTTCTTCTTCATTCTCAGGTTCATAAACTTCTTCATCATCATAAACACATTCAATGCATTTTGATATCATATCAATTTCATCTGACTTTTCAGATGACAATGTGGCCTTAATATCCGCAAGAGTTGGATATTTCATCTTTAGAATAAGCTTGTCGGTTAGCGGCACAGTCATTCTATGATTAGGATCGAATTCAACCTGAATAGCATCAAGATCAATCTCAACCTTTGTCACGGCATCACAAGCTTCACCCTTGTAGTTGACACCATCAACATGTCTGTAGCTTAGTGTAACCTTTTCGCCTGCCGATTTGGCACGAATTTGAAGAAACAGATATTCAACATCAAATGATGGAATCTTTGTGATATCAAATCCTTCTGTCAATATGCAGCTTGAAATGACATCAAACATTGCACGTTGCATATGATCAGAATCTTTAGATTCCATTGCAATCAGAAGTGTCTTTTCTTCCTTAACCACAAATGGTCGGAAGACAATTTCTCTTTTATCAGATGGCAAAATCACCGAAAAGGTAGGTACAGCAATCTTAGGTAAAGGCATAATTAACTCCTCACGTTAAAATAGGGCGCCCCGTTGCGCCGTCGCACTGTTTCTGAATATTACTCCAGTTTGCTGGGTAAGGCCACGAATTCCACCACCCAGACCCTGTCTAGCAAATAGGGATACAAGTGGCGAAAATCTATCAAGAGCATTGACCGCACCGCGAAGCAGAGATTCAAGACCATATAGATTCTCAAATGGCAGCGCATCAGGATGTTTTTCTGTCGAGATAAAGTAACGCATTTGCACAGTCATCTTAGCGGCACCATCGGCCGACCAGTCAAGATCAACATCATTGATCGCTATCGGATATGCTTCTTCTAATCTGATTTTGTATTGCGGAAAAATCACTCTATCATTTCTTGATTCAAATTCATTTCGATTAAGTGGATTGAATGCATCAATAACATCATTGATTAGTGATTGAGTATCACCCCTAATGAATGATGATGCGATACTTATCGCAGATGGATTTTGAAATTTAGGTGATTCAGCAAATTGCATGATTTCCACACCACCAATCATCTCATCATAATAGGTGGAATCAAACCCACCTTGCTTTGGTGCCTTACCACCACCACGCCTATAGCTTGCAAGGCCACCAGCAGACACAGCCATATCCTGCCATGCCATAAAAATCTCACGCTCAATCATATTTTCGCTGAGTAATACCTGCAATGTCATTGGCTGATAGCTAAAGGCATACGGAATCATTCTTTCCGGGCCATGATATCTTTGCACAATGGTATCTAAGCTACGTGCGGGTAGTGATGCTCGCTCAATTCTAAGCGGAAGAAATGATGTATTGAAAAATCCACCCAGTCTTGACGGTAGAGATATCATCACCGAGAAGTAATTTGGTTTACCAATACCTCTCTTATTAACTTCGGCGGTAAATTCATTAATATTAAATCTACGGTTTGCCATTATTGCACCTTTGAATAGGCATCGCGATGGACAGATGATACACTCGCGCCTGCAAATCTTTCAAGCGGCATGAATAGTGCTATATCCCACGATTTTGGATCTATACGAAAATATCTTGTTCGAACATGCGAAAAGAGATATTGTTTGATACACGGCTTATAAAAGCGATACCGTGAAACTGAGCTTAATAGTTTATATGATATTTGTAGGTGTGTTCGCTCATCATATTTTTCATCACTAATTACCGTATATAATGCATCCATCAATCTTGCTCGTAATCGAAGCGGTAGATAATGCATATTTAAACCCATAAACCCCTGCGAGGCCGATGAGCCTCCAGCGCGGCCGCCAGTGCGTGTGCTATCAAACGGAAAGACAAGAGGATATCTATCATAATATGGAAGTTTTTCTTTTGTCTTTGGGTCATATGCAAACAAATATAGCTGACCAATCATCGGCACAGATACCATTGCACTACGATCTTGCATCATAAGTGCATTTGGGCTCATAGCAATTTTGCTGGCTTGAGCACGAAACCAATTTCTTGATTCTACCGTGCGATTAGGCAGCTGTCCTTGCTTTTCTCCCTGTGTCAATAGATTGTCAAAGACGTAGTTTACCATTATTTGAGCTTAAGCTCCCTTTCCGTGATAATAACAAATTCCCACCCACGGTCTTTACAAAATTCTCGGGCAGCTTTCCACTTTGCGCTATTTATCCCATATATGGCAACCTCAGTAATATATTTACGAGTGGGTTTTTTGCCTGTTTGATGTGGCGCCGGGGCCATTGTTTGAGCAAATGGTTTTATTTCAATTATCTTAATCAAAATTTTACCATCACGATCTTTCATCTTGACTACAAAATCGGGGAAATACCTATGCCACCTACCGTCAATCGGTGAAATGTAAGGTATTTTTATTTCTTCAGAGGCCCATTCTAATACACTATCATTGGTATCAAATTCTACCATGACACGACGTTCCCATAGCGACCTATAAACTATATTTGTAGGATCACCTCTATATTTTTCAGGTCTTTTAGGTTGATACCGACCTTTGTATGCCATGTTCTTATGTATGGTATAAATAAAAGTGTTTAAAATGGTAAGGACGCCATGTCGCAATTTACAAACGAAGAAATAAACAACGTTCAAAATCAAATTGGTCCGAATGCTGCTGCTCTGCTGCGTCGAGCTAATCGTATTTCAGGTGCAAATAGTTTATATTTTCCTGAAAATTATCAGACAATTTATCATTATGTGACATTTACTGCTTTAAAATTTGAAAGTGTGACTAGAACATCAACAATAAACTCTGATGAACCTTTAGTATCAAATCGTCAGGGTCGGGCAAAAAGAAAATTGATGAGTATAACACTACCTATGCCTGATCAATTAAATACTTCATATAATGCATCATATGCGGATGAATCTATTAGCAATATAGGTGAAGTCGCATCAACAGGTGCTGCTAATATTAATACTGAACAGGCAAATGAAAATTTTCGAAATGGTAGATATGTAGAAGGTGCTCAAGCACTAGCTCAGCAAATAGGTGGTGGGGCTGCAGGAGGCGCCATTGTAGGTGGTTTATTAGATAGACTTCCTACTTCTGCAACGACAGGTATCGGTAATGTTTTTGGTTTTACCCGCAATCCTCAAAAAGTATTACAATTTAATGGTGTTAATTTTAGAGAACATCAATTTAGTTTTAAATTAACACCGAAAAATATTCGCGAAGCAACTGCTATTCAAAAAATCATAACTGCATTTAAACGTCATATGCTACCCAAATATGGTGTTGGTGGTGGAATAGACGCACTTAGAACAGCGGTCTCATCTTTACCTGGTGTAACAGCAAACGGCGCTCAAGAAATTACCAATCAAGCTGCTGCAACATCGAGAGCATTTTTTGAATATCCTGACGTATTTGAGATTGTATTTAATAATAAAAAGGTATTGTTTAGTATAGGCGAATCTGTAATTACAGGATTTACGGTTGATTATCATCCGCAGAATTATCCTGCATATGTACGATCTCTTTCTAGTCCAAGTGTAGCACATCCGGCATCAATAACGATATCGATGACATTTAAAGAAACCGATATTGTTACTAAAGAACAGGTAGACGAGAATTTTAGATGACACAATATTTCTCTAATTTTCCAACTCTACAGTATAAACTACCAGAAATGCAAAACTCTCTTTTGGCAACTGACGTCACCAAAAGATTTGTATTACGCGATTTCTATCGTAACTCACTAATCGATTTTTATCGTTATGATATTATTGAAGGACAACGACCAGACAATGTTGCTTATGAATTTTATGGCGAATCCAATTTAGATTGGCTAATACTTTTACCAAATGAAATATTAGATCCTTATTATGAGTGGCCGCGCGGACAAAATGAATTAAATGAATTTATCAGAAAGAAATATGGTAGCATTTCAACTGCAATGGCTACAGCACATCATTATGAGCAAATTATACAAAGTAAATCATCAGTTCGTTTACCTGATGGTGAAACTCTAGATATACCAGAAAGAACATTGATTGTCGACCAAACAACATATACTTCTCTTTCACCATCGGACCGTAAACTTGTTACAAATTATGATTTTGAAATATCAAGAAATGACAAAAATAGAACGATCGATGTAATCAAACCAATTTATATTCCATCAATACTCGAAGCATTTAGATCGCTGTACTGATAATGTCACAATATGAGCAGAGGTCTGGTACAGGCCTAATTCAAGGTATATCAATAAAATCTACAACAACAGATCAGGTTATTGACATATCCAATCTGGTGATTGAGATAAGCTATTTTGAAAGCTTAGATCAACCAGCAGCATCAATGACATTAAGTATAATTGATGGTATTGGTTTAAGATCATCTTTACCAATAATTGGTGGTGAAACTATAACTTTTTCATTCTCGGATAGCGAAAAGGGGTCCAATCGTATAAGTGGATCAATGCAAATTTATAAAATGACAGGTAAGACAAGAATAAATCCAGGCTCTGATGGTTATGATATTTTTGCAACTTCACCAGAAATGCTAAGAGACCAATATACCATTATTTCTAATTCGCAAGAATCTTTAAATGTTGGTGATATGGCCAAAAAAATATTTGATGGTAATATTGCATCTATATCTGGTAAAAAGCTAACAACATTAGAACCGACAGAGGGTTCATTTGATTCTATCTTTCCTCGAGTTAGTCCATTTACAGCAATGAATTATCTCTCTGATGAAGCAAAGTCTGAAGATATCAGAAGTACATCAAATTATTTTTTCTTTGAAAATTCTTTAGGATATCATTTTGCATCATTTCAATACCTAATGCGTCAGCCAATTAAAAAGGTATTTCATTATCTTGATAGTAAGATACAAGGCGACAAAGCATTTGAGAGAAATCGCGTAGTATCAATTCAAGAAGATGTTGGATTTGATATTCTAGAGGGCGTATCTTCGGGTCAATTTGGTACTCAAGTTTTATCAATAGATCCTGTAGCAAAAAGATTTAGATCATCATCATATTTGTATAATAAAGATTTTGCAAAATATGATCACTCATCATCTAATCCAAAATTGTCACCTCAATCGGCAAAAACATTTGGATCATCAATATCACGCGAGAAATTTATAGTATCAAATTCTTATCGCGGTACTATACCATTTGTGACACAGCGAGATGGTGATGCACAAAATGTATTTCGTCGCCGACAAGAATTTTTGGCTGCTGAAACAGCATCAAAGGCAGAGCTTCTAGCAAATGTAACTAAAATTCTTGTGCATGGTGATAGTAATTTGAATGTTGGTGATACTATAGAAATTAGAATACCACAATCTGGTGAGAGCACACTTAGACGCAGACAAACAGACGGGTTTTCTGGTGGTAAATATCTGATAGTCGCATTAGCACACCGTGTAGGACCAAGAGGTCTTCGTTATGGTACTGCATTAGAATGCGTCAAGGATTCTTATTCACAGCCCGTTGATGGGAGATAAAATATGCCGGTACGTGATGATGAGTGGTTAGGCACAAATGGCTTTACATGGTTTATGGGAATTGTAGAAGATCGTAATGATCCTTTACGTGTCGGCCGTGTTCGTGTGAGATGTTATGGGTGGCATACATCAGATAAAACCGATCTTCCTAAGGAATCTCTTCCTTGGGCTCAAGTTATGGTTCCAACATCATCCGCATCTACCAGTGGTATTGGTAGTTCCCCAACAGGTCTAGTGGAAGGTTCTTGGGTTATCGGTTTTTTTCTAGATGGTAATAAAGCGCAGCAGCCCATGGTCATGGGAACTTTTCACGGTGTTCCCGGTGATGCATCAGCTGATAATGAAGGATTTAATGACCCAAATGGTACATATCCGCTAGCACAAGGCACACCTGATACATCTGCACTTGCCGCTGGTGGCCAAGAATATATCGGGCATATGAATACAAGAGATCGTATTGCAAGTAGAGTAACTGAAATTCCAGAAGCTGCAATTCGTGCAACATCCTCTGTAACATATGATGATGCGGAACCCGTATATGAAACTCCAACTTGGAATCAGCCAGAAATACATGCAACAACTACACCACCTCGTTACCCATTCAATCATGTACGCACAACTGAATCGGGTCATATTTTTGAAATTGATGATACCGATGGAGCAAGACGAATTCATGAATATCATGCATCTGGTACCAATAGAGAAATAATGGATGATGGTACAAGAGTTACTAGAATAGTTGGTGATGATTATGAGATTGTAGTCAAAGACAAAAAGGTGTTGATATTTGGTGAATGTAGTGTCACCATTCAAGGTGATGCGCGAGTGAGAATTGATGGTAATATGGTGCATGAAGTATTGGGAAATTATCATCTTCATGTTGTTGGTAATATGACGTCTAAGATTGAAGGTAATCAAGAAACTGAGGTATTAGGTTCAGCAGTATCACAAATCAATGCAAATGATTCTAAGACTGTTGGTGGTAATAGAACCAGAGGTGTTGGTGGAACGGTGACAGAAAACTATGCATCTACTCATGATTATACTGCTGGTGGTAATGTGACAAATATTATTAACGGCACAGTATTAACTGCATCTCTTGGTAAAATGACTCAGGTATCAGCAGGTGATATTGATATTGGGTCTGGTGGCGAAGCATCTATTGCTGGTAGATCATCTTTTACTGCTGGTTCTCCAGGACCAACTACAGTCAAAGGCTCAAGGATTGATCTAAACCCATGACAACACCTCAGGAATTACAAAACGCACTAACATCTAATCCAGCAATAACCAATGCTGCACAATCGGCTTTATCATCAGGTTGTGGTATTGGCGCTGCTCTATCAGAAGTTAGATCGGCCATAACTTCTGCAACAACTGCTATCAACGGTGCAATACAAACCGCGACCGACATAGTGGCATTTGTTCAAAATTTACCAGCATTGATGACTGCTCAGGTAACAGCAGTAATTTCATCGGCTGTGTCTAATATCTTAGGGCCAGTGCAAGAATTAGCAAACCAACTTCAACAAGAAATTGCATCACTTGTAAGTCTGATAAATGACCCAATTGGATTTTTATCACAATATCTTAGAATACAGCTATTATTTCCCAATATTGATTTGAATGGTCTACTCAATAATATATTATCTGGTATTAGCATATGTCAAGCATCTGCTACTGCGACCGCACAACCAGCTGAACATCCACCATCAAATCAACCAGCGCAAGCTGCACCTGCACCAACACCAATTCCATCAGCACCTGCAGTTGAAGTTTCACCAAATAGTTCAACACCTGCTCAAACTCGAATTGCTAGAGAAGAATTGGCAGCATTACCATCATCCGCACCAACTATTACCACAGCTGAACAAGATGCGTTAAATTTTCGATTAGAAACTGCACAATTAAGAATCGATAGACAGAGATTGGGACTACAATTAGCTTATACTCAATCACCTGAAATTAGAGAACAGCTAACCGGTCAAATGCAAGAATTGCAAGATAGAATAGATGCTAGAACTTTGTCATCTGAGAGCGTTCGATGATATTATCTTAATAAATATGCCATAAATGGAGAGCTTAGATGGCCGGTGCTATAAAAACCCCAATCTATAAAGATTTTGATCTGAATATGAAGATGCACCCGGTTACCGGTAAGCTCATTGTGCGTAAGAATTCTGATGCTGTAAAACAGGCAGTTAAATCATTAGTTTTAACAGACAAAGGCGAAAGACCATTTCGTCCTTTATTTGGTTCTGATATCAGATATAGATTATTTGATCTAATGGATCCATCATTGGAAATGAATGTGCAAACTGATATTGAATATGCTATCGAAAGCTATGAAGAACGGGCCCAGTTACTCGGTGTTGGTGTTGACGCCGACCCTGATACAAATAATCTGAGAATAAACATATCATTTTCAACTAGAAATTCAGAAGCACCAGCTAGCGTCTCATTGACCTTGGAGGCCATACGTTAATGGCTGCAAACAGCGCAATCACCGTCACTGGTCTAGACTTTGATACCATCAGGCTAAATCTGCGTAATTTTATAGCAGGTCGTCCAGACTTTGCTGATTTTGATTTTGAAGATTCCGCGATAGGTACACTACTAGACCTTCTAGCATATAATACATATTATATGGCCTTCTATGCAAATATGGCGGCAAATGAATCATTTCTAGATACGGCGCAGATTTATGAGAATGTGGTATCAAGAGCTAAGATGCTTGGTTATACACCAACCTCTGCTCGCGGTGCTACGGCCAATGTATTGATTAGCTTTTCTACTGTTGCCAATTCTACATTTAGAACAATTAATATTGCAAAAGATACACAGTTTCGTACGACAGTAAATGGTGTATCATATAGCTTTGTTACACCGCAATCTTATCCGATATATGCAAATTCAACAAATGGATTCCGTGGTCATATTCAAATAACTGAAGGCACACCATTAACACATCTCTATTTGTTTACTGCGGCCAATACCTCATTTGTATTACCGAATGCAAATACTGATACCTCAAGTATTGTGGTCAGTGTAACTACTGCTGGTAATACGCAAACCTACTCACAAGTTTCTGATCTTAAAGCTGTAAATTCAACTTCTCGTGTATTTTTTGTCGAGCCTGATCGCAATAAGCTTTATAAAATCAGCTTTGGTGATAATATACTAGGTAAGAAGCCATCTTTTAATAGCACAGTAACGGTATCATATCGTGTTAGCAATGGTATTAGACCTAACGGTGCAAATAATTTTACTGCTGTTGGTACAGTTGGTGGTCAAAGCAGCTTTACACTCACAGCCGTAGAGCGGGCAGAAGGCGGCGCTGAAATAGAAACGGCCGAGTCAATTAAATTTAATGCGCCGCGTCTTTATGAAACGCAAAACCGCGCTGTCACAAAGGAAGATTATAAGAGAATTATTCTGCGTGATAATCCGGACCTCTCCGCTGTAAATGTGTGGGGTGGTGAGGAAAATGATCCGCCAATTTTTGGTAAAGTCTATGCTTCCATCAAGCCTAAGATTGGTACTCTAGTATCGACCAATCGTAAAGAACGTGTTATACTTGGTTTACGATCATATAATGTACAGTCAATTGATATCGAGATAGTTGATCCAACATATCTTTATATTGTACCGACAATTATTGTAAGATATGATCCGCTTCTTACGACATTGCAACCGTCAGAAATTGCGGTTCGCATTGCAAATAAGATCATAGCTTATGAATCTACAAATCTAAATCGCTTTGATGGTAGATTTAGATTTTCAAAATTTCTAAGCAGCATCGATACCGCCGATGCTTCTATTGTGTCAAGCACGGGCAAGATTGAAGCTCAGAAAAAGTTTCTACCGTCAATAACAACATCAAATACATATCGCATTCCATTCAATCGAATGATTTTTCATCCAAGCGATGGATATCAAACGGCAGTATCATCAACCGCATTTACTACAGATGGCCTAACAACATTCTTTGATGATGATGGATTTGGTAATGTAAGAATTTATTACTTATCTCAAGGCACCAGAACTTATATCAAGTCTGTTGGAACCATAGATTATGTAACAGGTCTTATAACTCTGAATGCATTTGCTCCAACCGCAGTTGCAAATAGTAGTGAAATTGATATTAGAGTTGAACTTGATGATTATAATATCTCACCAGTAAGAAATCAAATTCTATTAATAGCTGGTGCCAAGATAACTCTGATAAATGATAATACTGGAGCAATTGATGCTCGACTTGATACAGTTAGCACAGTTGGTAACAGTGCTACATTAGGTGCGACATCAATCTCACAGCTGACGATATATTAATATGGCAATTTCAGGCGCCGAAGAAATCTTCAAGAAAATATCACCTCTTATCGAGGCACAATTTCCTGCATTTCTTCGCGATGAAGGGCCGCGCTTTGTTTCATTTCTAAAAGCATATTATGAATTTCTAGAGCAGTCTGGCCAGACCGTAGATGTAACACGCAGTCTAGTTGAATATCAAGATATTGATCGTACATTGGATTCTTTTGTGGAATATTTCCGCAAAGAATTTATGTTGAATATACCAAAAGATGTGCTAGCCGACAAGAGATTGTTGGTAAAGCATATTAGAGATTTTTATAGAACAAGAGGGTCAAAATTTTCATATGACTTTCTATTCTATGCATTATTCAATAAACAGATTGAGATTATCTATCCTGGCGATTACATTCTAAGAGCATCTGATGGTCGTTGGGTTAAAGAGACAATTCTTCGTGTTGGTAATCCATTTTCAATTCTACCAAAAAATTTTGATGGTAGAAATATAGTTGGTACTCAATCTGGCGCTACGGCTCGTGTGCAAAAAGTTACACAAGTTGTTGTTTTAGGACATCCGCTATTTGAGCTGCTTGTTGAAAACGTAGTCGGATCATTTGTTGACGGTGAAACGGTTACCGATGATCTAGGTAATACAGCAACCATTACATCAGCATTTGGTAGCTTGATTGGTATTGAAGAAGTTGTAGATTCCGGAGCGTTTCATCAATCGGGTGATGATGTTGTTATCACATCATCTGGCGCTACTGCCGCGGCCAGGGTGGCTGCCACAAATGATCAAGGACCTGTAACATTTCGTATCAATAGAGGTGGTAGTGGTTATCGTTTAGGTCAAACTGTCATTGCAATAGAAGGTGGATCCGGTACTGGCGCGGCCGCTGTGGTTACATCTCTTTCTAATACAACATTTGTTAGTCTGAATACAAATCAAATTGGTGCCTTACAAAATGTTGTTCTCAATACAGGATCTACATTTGTTTCTCTTGGTACTAATTCTGCTGCTGTATCGGCAAATCTTGCTGCGGCTAATATATCATCACAGCTAGTGACATCATTGAATTTTGCAAATTCAGTTGCTGGTACAATTAATGCAATATCCGTAACAAGTGTTGGTAAAAATTATGTTCCTGAATTACCAACAGTAACTGTTACAGATCAGGTTGTATTTGAGCAAGCTTTACCTGGTCAAAATGGACAATTTAAGGGTGGTGATGCTGTCATTGCTGTCATACGAGCACCAGGTGCAATTACACGACTTGAGGTAATTTCATCCGATGCATCGTTTGATAAATTTGCTGATGCAATTGTTGTCAATTCTCGCGGTGTAGCACCAACTATTGATACTAATACAGATCAAGCTGGTATTACAAGACACACAATCAGAAATACAACATACAATGCTGATATCAAACCAATTATCTCAGGCGTTATCAATCAGCCGGGTAGATATATTGATACCAAAGGTTTTCTAAGCTGGAATATGAGATTACAAGATAATGATTTCTATCAAGAATATTCATATCTAATTCGAGTGACCGAGATTGTTGACAAATACCGCGATGTAGTTAAGAGAGTATTACATCCTGCGGGTTCTAAGATGTTTGGTAGCTATCAGTTTGTATCAAATACTGTATTGACGCACAATCATGGTTTTGTTTATAGTCAACAAGCACTACTACCAATACCATTAAATGTTAATAAAGCAATTCTTATGTCTGCAAATGTATCTGTAGACGCACAGGATAGTCAGCCAGTAGGACTAACATTTAATTCGTCTGGTAAAAGAATGTATGTTATTGGTACAAATCAAGATAAGGTATTTCAATATAAACTAGCAACAGCTTTTGATGTGTCTACAGCAACTTATATGTCTAAGAGCATATCGATTGCAAATACATCTACATCTGGCCCAGGTGATACAGAACCACGTGATGTTCAGTTTAATCCTGAGGGCAACACAATGTATATTGTTGGTACAACTAGAGATACTGTTTATCAATATTCATTATCAACTGCTTGGGATGTATCAACTGTAACATATTCATCAAAAAGTAAAGATGTTTCTGCACAGGAGACAAATCCTCAGTCGCTTGCATTTAGCGATGATGGTTATAAGATGTATATTCTTGGTTCAACAAATGACAGCATATTTCAATACACACTATCAATACCATGGGATGTATCAACTGCAACTTATGCATCTAAATTCTTATCTGTTACGTCGCAGGAAAATAGTCCATTAGCTATGGCATTTAGTAATGACGGTAAGAAGGTTCTTGTTGTCGGTAGCACAAATGATACTGTTTATCAATATTCATTATCAACTGCTTGGGATGTGTCAACGGGCTCTTTTGACAGTAAAAGTTTATATGTTGGTAATCAAGAGGCCGCACCTCATGCATTAGCATTAAGCACCGATCAAACCAAAATGTTTATTCTTGGTACAGCAAGTGATATAGTTTATACCTATCAAAGGTCTACCTAGACCTGATAAATAATCGAACTAGGAAAAGGTTAGATGACAAATAGAATCACCCCATTTTTTAGATTGAATACTGCAGATCAGTTGAAGGAATCATTTGATGAACCTTCTCCTACTCGGCTTTATATGTTTGTTGGTAGGGTGACACCTTTTGCCAATGATTCATTACCACCTGCAATAACAAATACACAATTTACTACAGAATTTGATGTATATAAAGACATGATTGCAATGAAACGTATCAATTCAAATGATATTATATCTGTTGTACCACGATATAGCTGGACAAATAATACTGTCTTTACTCAATATAATGATAAAACTGCAAATTTTTATGACAAAAATTTTTATGTCATTACTTCAGAAAACAACGTTTATAAATGTATTGATAATCATAGCGGCGCAGCATCAACCGAAGAGCCTTCGGGGATTAGCACATCAATTATTAGCACGGCCGATGGATATCGTTGGAAATTCTTATTTGCTGTTACTACAGCCGATGCACAAAAATTCTTAACATCAACTTATATTCCAGTAAGACAGCTAACTGCCAATAACGGAAGCGCACAGTGGTCCGTGCAGCAAGCCGCATCTAATGGTTCCATAGATCATGTGGTGGTAACATCAAATGGCAGCGGATATTTAAGTACATCAAATACATTTTTTTCTATAACTAATTCAACGACTGTAAGATTACAAACAAATGCATTGCAGATTGATGGTGCATATACAGGATCAACACTTTATATTTCTTCAGGTCTTGGTATTGGTCAGCTAAGACGTATTACAAAATATATTGGTACCGGCCGTATTGTAACCGTCAATGGTGCATTTACAATTACACCAAACACTTCATCAACATATTCAATTGCGCCCACTGCTCTAATCACCGGTGATAGTGGAGCCACGGCCGCAATTAGAGCTACGGCCCATGTGTCTAATACATTTGGTGGTCAAGTTCGTAAAATTACTATAGTAACCAACGGCCGCAGCTACTCATTTGCAAATGTTGTCATTACGGCAAATACGACATATGGTTCTGGTGCGGCAGCACAAGCTGTGATATCTCCAAGAGGTGGTCATGGTAGTAATGCTCGCAATGAACTAAATGCTAAAGACTTGATGCTTTCAATATCCGTATCTGGTGGCGAGTCAAATACATTTCCTACAAATAATGATTTTAGAACAGTTGGTATTATTAGAGATCCTAAGCTCAGAAGCGGACCTTCGGCAAATGCTTCGGTAATTGATCAATGTCATCGTATTGTATTGCAAAATGTTACTGGTGACTATACTGCCGACGAAGTTGTAACTGGTGGAACAAGTGGTGCGAAAGCTAGAGTTGTTTATTTTGCAAATACTAATGCAGCTAAATCAAAAGGTATTCTTAGAGTAATACGGTTATCAACAAATGGTATTGGTCAAGGATTTGCACAAACCGAAACATTGACATCAGCCTCTTCTGGTGTAACAGCTACTATTATCAATGCCGTAAAGCCCGCTATTAGAGAAAATACTGGAGATGTCTTATACATAGAAAGCAATCCGCCAATTGTCAGAAAACCAGATCAACTTGAAGAATTTAGATTTGTCGTGACGTTTTAAGGAATAAGAGGAACAGATGGCATCTATTGCTAACACCGTCACGATTTCAACGGATCTAAATGTAGATCCGTATTATGATGACTTCAGTGAGTCTAAAAATTTTCATCGTATTCTATTTCGTCCTGGTCTAGCAGTTCAGGCGCGCGAACTTACTCAAATTCAATCAGTTTTGCAAAATCAGATTGATCGTTTTGCCGAGCATATTTTCAAAGAAGGCAGCATTGTTCGTGGGTGTGCTACAACTTTAGATCGCGATGTCATTTATATGAAGCTTCGTGATAAGGCATCTAATGGTACAACTGTAGTCAATGTTTATTCCTTTTTGTATAAAACCGTCACTGGATCTACATCTGGTGTTTCGGCTAATGTCATTGAGGTAAATGACGGATCAGAAGCTAATACACCAAATTTCAAAACTCTATTTGTAAAATTAACTGGTGCTAACGGTGCTCGTCGTACATTTGCTAATGGCGAAGTTTTAACTGCTTCGGGTGGTGGTGGGCTTACAGCTAATCTTATTACATCATCGGCCACTGGATTTTCAGCCCTAATGAAAATCGGATCTGGTGTAATCTATGCCAAAGATCATTTTATTAGAGCCGATGAAAATACCCTAGTATTATCAAAATATAGCTCAAATGCTTCTGTTCGTGTCGGATTTGATGTTGTTGAATCTATTATTAAAGAAGCCGACGATTCTACCCTTTTAGATCCAGCATCAGGTTCTTATAACTATGCAGCCCCCGGTGCGGCCCGTCTAAAACTTTCATTACAATTCTCAAAGAAAGCTTTGACTGATACGGCCAGCAATAATTTTGTTGAGCTAATTCAAATTAAAAATGGTGTTATTCAGACACGTTCTGATACAACTCAATATAATTTGCTGCGTGATTATTTTGCAAAGCGTACTTATGATGAGTCAGGAAATTATGTAGTTAATGGACTTTCGCCTAGATTACGTGAGCATCTATTAAGCGGAAATAATCAAGGTGTTTATACTGCAGGTGAAGGTGGAAGCGCATCTAAATTAGTTGTTGAAATTAATCCCGGTAAAGCTTATGTTCAAGGTTTTGATATTGAACAGCTACAAAGCGCACGAGTTACCCTTGATAAAGCTACTGATTTTAAATCAGTAGAACAAGCATCTGCACTAATCGATTATGGTAATTATGTCATAGTTGATAACGTTGTTGGTGGTTGGGATGTAAATTCTCAGGGCTTAGTCAGTCTCAGATCACAACAAGCAAATGCAGTTTCAACAAGAAACTATTCGACTACAAATTTTCCAGCAACACAAATTGGTACTGCTCGTGTTCGTGCTATTGAACATTATACCGGTACACCAGGTCTTCCCTCTACACAATATAAACTCTTTCTAACAGATATCAATATGTCTGCCGGATTTGGATTTGCAAATGTTCAATCTATTGCTTTTAGTGCCGGGGCTGGCCAGGCTAACGGCAAGGCTGATATTTTAGGGTCAAATGGTAAAAACGCAAATACTGCTGATTCATCGTTTGACACAGCCGTATTTCGTTTGCCTGCAACAGCTATTCGCCGTCTACGTGACACATTAGGTAATATTGACAACGATTTCCCATTCAAGAAGTCATTTGATATTACATTTGGCACAGGTGGTACAGCATCTGTTGCTTCTGGTTCTGCCAGCGAAACATTTGCAGGAAGCGGTGTTATATCTTCGGCTACAGGCCGTGCCAACTATTATGTTGTTGCTAGAGGATCTACAAATACCGCGGCAGTTAGCACTTTAAGACTAAGCACAACAAGCGGATCAAATACTATAACTCGCTCTAATAGCTCAATCGATTTAACAACTAGATTTAGTGCAGGTGAATTAATTCGTGTTGCAAATACGGGTGACTTTATTGTTACATCTGTATCAGCATCATCTTTGAATACCTTATCAACAGCTGGTGCTACCCGCACAAATATGCGAGTTCATAAGCTTATAAAACAAGGTCAGGTATTGGATTTTGGTGGTAGCGGTGGTTTAGCTGGAGCAGCTCGTACCATCACAGTATCATCTTCAACTCAAACTGATTTTGATCTGAAAGAAACTCTTGGTGCATCGCTAAATGCTACAGTAATTGCTGAACTCTCTAAAGTTGATGGTCAAGAAGCATCAAAAACGGTCAATCGTAATCGTTTAGTTCAAATTAGAATTGGGGCTGGCGGTGGCACATCTTATATTGCCAATACTACTGGACCATGGCCTTTAGGTCTATCCGATGGATTTAAGATTGTATCAGTTCGCAAGAAATCTGGATCAAACTTTTCAACTCTGACTGAAGGGACTGATGTCACCAATAGTTTTAGTTTAGATTCGGGTATGCTTGACGGGTATTATAGTCATGCACAGCTTGTAAATAAATCTACTAGTGGATTATCAATTGCTTCTGGTGATCGTTTGCTTGTCAAGCTAGATTATTTTACGCATAGCTATTCTACTGGTGTTGGATATTTCTCGGTTGATTCATATCCCATCGATGATACAAATGCAGGTGCTGACCCAACTAAGATTTTTACATATGAAATTCCAGTATATAATTCTGCACGAACGGGTAATAGATTTGATCTAAGAGATTGCATTGATATTCGTCCTCGTATGACGGATACTGCAAATAGCGTAACATCTCTTACAAATATTTCAATTAATCCGAAATTATCTACATCATTTGATCAGCCATCGGGCGGTCTGCGTTTTATGGCGCCAGGTGAAACATTTGAAGCCGATCTTGATTATTATCTACTTCGCAATGATAGAATTGTGCTTGATCGTGATGGTAATTTTGTTGCAATCAAGGGAGTTTCTTCTTCAAATCCAGTAACACCTGATGAGCCCACTGATACTATGTCGGTGGCCACTGTAAATCTATCACAATATCCATCTCTACCTGATGAACAAGCTCGTCGTGTAAATCGTGGTGATCTTGCTTCTAAAATATTTCCGATTACAAATCCGCGCTTTACTATGAAAGATATTGGCGTTTTACGAAATCGTATTGAAAATCTGGAATATTATACTACATTAAATTTACTTGAGATGGATACAAAAAATCTTCTTGTGCAAGATGCTGCGGGTAATAATCGCTTTAAGAATGGTATTCTAGTTGATGCTTTCTATGGCCATAACGTGGGTGATGTCACAAATTCTGATTATAAGATTTCGATAGATCCTAATTATGGAGAAGCTCGTCCTCCATTTAAGCTTGATTGTGTTGAACTTTTTTACAATGCTGCTAATTCATCAAATGTGGTTCGCACAAATACTACAGTTGGTGGAATTGCGCGCGATCAGATCATATTCATTGCAAATAGTCAGTCTGCATTTGCTAATGATTCTACTGTAACATCTGGTGGAACAACAGCTACAGTTCGATTCAAAGTAAATAATAAATTATATGTTGAAGATGCAACAGGTAATTTCTCAACATCGGCCTCAATCACTAGTGGTGCAGTATCTACAACTATTTCAGGTGTTTATGCAATACCCGCAGGGGAATTGCTTACCCTACCATATTCACATGAAGTATTCATTAGACAAAAATATTCATCGACAACTAGAAATGCTGCGGGTCTTTTCTGGAAATGGAAAGGTAATATAACTCTTGATCCACCAACTGATTATTGGGTAGATACCGTTCAATTACCTGATGTTCTTATTAATATTGATAATTTTGATGATAATTGGGAACAAAATGGTGCTTGGGGTACTGTTTGGAGCGATTGGCAAACCAATTGGCAATCAACAAATGAAACTCGTGAGTGGGTGGGGGGCGGGGACCCGCGCGGATTTGGCGTAAGGGTAACAACTACTACCACTAGTAGTCAGACAAGACAAGGTGTTCGCACAAAACTAATACCTAAGGTTACAGTTACTAGCACCGGCCCTAGAGTCAAAAGCGTAAATATTGCACCGTTTATGCGTTCTCGATTAATTAAATTTACCGGTAATGGTATAAAGCCTGGTGCGCGCCTATATCCTTTCTTTGACGGAACTAGTGTATCATCTTATGTGACACCAACAAATTCATCCTTTGCAAATACTGCAATTGAGGGTGGGTCTCTTACTGCTGTATCTAACGGTAATGTATATGGTATATTCAGAATCCCATCCGATCAAAATACGCGATTTAGAACAGGTAGTCTGATATTCAGACTTACAGATTCTCCTTCAAATGATACTAAACAGGGCACATTTACTACAGATGCGGAGGGTATCTATACCGCTCAGGGTCTAATACAAGAAGTTCAAAATACAATTATAAGCACTCGCACCGCAGAAGTTGTGCGAGAGAATGTATCTGAAGATCGTTTACAAGAAGATATTAGGGTTCGCTTTGAAGATCCTATTGCACAATCATTTACTATGGATACAAATGCGATAGGTAAAGTTTCCGGATCTGGTGCATTTGTTACCAAAGCTGATATTTTCTTTGCAACTAAAGATTCTGTTCTTGGATGTGAAGTACATATTCGTGAAATTGATCCGCTATCAAATACAATTACTCCGCGAATTGTTCCATTTAGTCGTGTAACATTGATGCCAACAGAAGTCAATATAAGCTCTGATGGTTCAGCACCTACACCGGTGTATTTTCAATCTCCGGTATATCTACAGAATGATAGAGACTATGCAATAATTGTAAAGCCTGTTGGTAATAATCCAAATTATAATGTGCATGTTTCACGTCTTGGTGAAGTTGATACATTAACTGGTGATCGTATTACATCTCAACCAGCCGCAGGTATGCTATTTGCATCTTCAAATGATAAGGTATACAGCGCGATTCAGGAAGAGGACTTAAAGTTTACACTTTATGTTGCAAACTTTGATAAGTCCGTCACAGGTTCTGTTGTATTTAAGAATGAACTTCGCGATTATCTACAGATTACCAATGCTTCGGCCGCATTTATTCGCACAGGTGAAGAAGTGCATGGTGAAACCATTCTTGTCGGAACATTTGCAAATACTAAATCAGTTAATACTGGTGTGACATTTGTTCAGGGTGTAACTTCAGGTGCAACCGGCACAATTTCTCGCTTCAGTTCCACACAGCTACGCGTGCGTAATATATCACTAACATCAAAATTTAGAGGTGGTGAGCAAATTCGCATTCGTAATACAAATGCGACAACTGGTGTAATTGTTGGTAATTCAAGCGGTGGTATTACATCAGCTACAACACCAACCGGACGTGTTGCTTTCTATGATTCTGTTTCTTATGCTAATACCTATTTGCACCTAGCTAATGTAGCATTTACAAATAGTGGACCTGCATCGGGTCCAGGTAGAGTATTTTTTGCTAATAACTTTGTTCGTGGACAGATCAATGGATATTTTGCTCGTATTGTAAAGCTTGATCGTTTGCAGGCTGATACTATCAATATTTCGGCGGATTTCTTGAGACCCACAAATACAGTGATATCATTCTCGGGTAAATTTGCCACTAGCAATACAGCTAGAGACTCATCTTACATTGATCTAAATGTAAATAATGATACTGAATTTGTTGCACCTCGTTTTATTCTAAGCCGTAGCATGGAATCTAATACATCGATTTCAGGATCATCTATGGGTTCCACTCGCTCTGGTGAAATTAAGGCTACTTTGACAAGCACCAGCAGATATGCTTCGCCTGCTCTTGATGTCAAACGTATCTCTGCAATTACCATAGAAAATCTCATCAATAATGATACAACAGGTGAGGCTAATACAGTAAGTGGTGGTAATGCAAAGGCCAAATATATTACAAAGAAGGTAACTCTGGCTGATGGTCAAGATGCCGAAGATATTCGTGTATATGTGACAGCATATCGTCCACCTGGATCTAATATTAGTGTTTATTATAAGATTCTACATCGCGAAGATAGTGATACATTTGACAAGGCCCGTTATATACCTATGTCATTCACAACGGAAGCAGGATTTACATCATCTACAGCATTTTCAAGTTCTGAAATAATTGATGATTTCAAAGAATATACATTTGTTGTGCCAAATTATAGCAATGATTATATTTCAGGTGCAAATACAACAAATAGTAATATTATTGAATATCGTAATTCGGCTAAATCAAGATTTGTTGGATTTAAATATATGGCCATTAAGGTTGTATTGACAAGTACAACTACTACAAATCCACCAAGACTTGATGACATCAGAGTGATTGCGCTTCAGAGATGAGACCTGAGTTGGTAAAGATAGAAAATGAGCCTGGGTATCTTAAGGATAAAAGTACCCAGGCCATTATCTCTACTGATACTGTAGGGCTCGAAGCATATCGCGCAAAGAGAAAACGTGATATTGAAAATCAAGCGAAATTGGATGAGATAAATAATATAAAGCAGGATGTCGCTGAAATTAAGGACCTGCTACGACAGCTACTCGGGTCCAAGGGACAGTTATAAATGTCTAAAATTGCAAATGTCGCCCTAACCAATACATTTGACACCTGGAGGATTCGTTCCAACCAGGTGTTTACTCGTATGAACCAGTTTGCAATTGATGAATCTAAACTATATGCAAATACACTGACGGCCAATGTTAGATTTGTATCATTAGGTGCAACAAAATTAGGCAATGCAAATAATGATACCACAATAGTCAATGGTGTATTAACCGCAAATGGTAGAGTTAGTGTAGCAACCAATATTACAATTAGTGGTAATACATCAACTAATAAATTAACTGTCACTTCTTCTTTAACATCATCTGGTAACACTACGTTAGGTGATGCCGCGGCCGATAGATTAACTTTAAATAGTAATACTGTATCCATAGGCGCTGCTGTATTGAATATAGATACTGGGCTGCTATTTTTACAAAAGAATGCAAATAGGGTGGGAGTGAATACATTGAATCCAAATACGGCATTTCATGTGAATGGTATTGTTTATGCTAACACAGGTTATAAATTTCCTGATGGTGCTATAATTACAGTACCTTTATATGTTTATGCCTCAAATGGCTCTCAGCTATATCCGTGAGGAATTAAATGGCTAATCCATTAAAAGTTAAATTATCAGGAGCTACATTTCAAGGTCTTCAGTTGATGACCGATGCGGAAATGGATTATGCTGTCGATATAATTCTTAAAGATTTTGCGGCTCTCAATACCGGATTGGGTACTGTCAATATTGATGGTGCAACTGGCACTTCAATTGGCACATTTACTGATACTTCTAGATCAGGTTCTGTTGGCGATCACCCAGTTGCAGATTCTCCAATAACTGTAACAACATATACATTCAAGCAAGATATTACAACTGCGGCCACAGAATTTCTTATTAGACCAGTAGAATTTTCTACTAGCGGGGTAAGACAGCAAAATGATACTCAGTTAAATGATTCAATTATAAACAGAGCTTTGACCAATTTAACTTCTTATGGGATAGGATCATATGTGCTACAACCATCTGCACCAGCAGGTACATGGACTTCAATAGGGTCAATAACCAATAGTATAATTGGTGCATCAAATACATCTACATTGTGGAGAAAAACTGGTGGAGCTGCACCCACAACAGTTCGCCCATTAAAGTATCAAACTAGCCCAACAAAATCTGTAAAACAAATGACAGATGCTGAGATGCAATCTCTAACCAATCGTCTGCGTAATAGAATTATAGCAACCGGCCGGGGCACATATAAGTTGCAAACATCTGCACCAACACCTGGTACTTGGACAACTTCTGGTTCGGCTTTTGATGATACTAGAAATA